GGCTGGCAGGAACACTTTCCCTTCTGGAGTGTAGCAACCATAAAAAGAATAGTGGCAAGCCTAAAAAAAAAGAACCTAATTGAAATTAAAAACTTTAATTCTTTAAAACTAGACAGAACAAACTGGTATACAATTAACTATAGCCATAAAGCGCTACAGCACGAAATTAGCCGACCATTGGCTCAAGTTGACCCAGCCACTGGGTCAATTTGCACCAACCAGAGGATCAAATTGACCCAACCAATACCAGAGAATACTACAAAAGAAAAAGAAAAAGAAAAAGATATGTCTAACGATATATCTTGTTCCACTTTCCAAAAAGTGGAACCTTCGGTTGGGGTTGATGGTTTATCCTCTTCTTCCCAAAATTTCAAAAAGCCAAAGCAAAACCCTGTCCCCTACAAAAAAATCCAAGAGCTTTGGAACAACACCGTCCAGGAAAACCAATCTGTCTTGCCCTTATTGCATGCAATTAACCCAAACACCACCAGGGGCAGGCGCGTGGCGGCTAGGTGGAAGCAGTTCCCAAATCTAGAAACTTGGGAAACCGTTTTCCAAAATGCCGCAACCTCTTCCTTTCTGAACGGGAATAACTCCCGAGGATTCCTTGGTAAATTTGATTGGATCGTAAAAACAGAAGATAATTTTACTAAGGTCCTAGAAGGGAATTACAGCTCTGGCGTTGCTACTTCTAACAGCTCCGAAAAAGTGGTGGGGGAATTCGATTATGCTGCCTTTGCTATGGACGACAATAAGGAAATCCAAATCGCCTACTGGATAAACCGAGGCTACCTGGTTAAAGATGTGCCTAAGGACGTTATGGTTGGGGTTAGGAAGTGGCTAGCTAGGGCCAAAAAAGGTGCGGACTTAGAGAAAATAATAAACGAACAAGCAAAAGCTAGAAGGGAACGGGCAAAAATGCAGAAAGAAAAGGGAGTGCAGGGCTGTGGTTTCGACGTTGCGGAAGCTCTGTTTGGCCCTGGCGTAAACGGTAGAGGGTTTAGAAACTAAAAAAATAAAAAGCGGGGGTAAAGCATGTTATTAAAAGAACCACCTTTGTTTGTAGAAAACAAGTCTTTCTGGGAAGTGGTAGAAACAGACTTTAACAGAAAGTTGCTATGGCAACACCTTATGGCCGTGCAAAGTGGGAAAGAACTAAAAGTAGGAGATAAGGAAAAGGAAATTATCGCCTCTTTGCTGGAAGAGCTTAGGGAAAATGGAATGTTTAACCTAAGAGCAACTCCAGATGGCAAAATCCTTTATGGGCTGGCTACCGCACCTAAGCCCATGCCAAGAATAAACGTAAAAAAAGAAAAAGACTCAACACCACTTTCAATCGAGAAAGTAGTCGCAAGAGTCGCAAGATTGAAAACTTTAATAGAGAAGTTTAGGCAGCCTACCTCTAGATGGGACAGAAACGGGTCAAATTCGGCTTTAAATTAAAAATAGGGATAAAGAGTCGTAAAAATAATTTAAGCGCAAAATAGGGCTAAAAAATGGGCAAAGAAAAAGATGGTTTTGTGGAAAGGTTGCGCAAGGAATTGCGAAGAAGGAAAAAACTTAGGCTGACCACTAGCTGGGGAGAAAAAATAGTGGTGGCTAATAGGGGGTTTTCCAACCTTCCTGGCGTGTAAGGTAGTTATAAAAAAGTTTTGTTTTATTTATTTTTTTGGTGGATTGTTTTCTTGTTTTTGGTGGGTTTAAGAGATATAATTAAGGCATAAATCTTAAGGGTAGAGGAAATTATGTAAACTAATTATGTAAACTTTTAGCCAAAATCCGACAACCCAAAAAGGTAAACAAAGTGCCTGCAAAGAAAAAAAGAAAAATAAGAAAATACAAAAAACCACCAAACGAAACCGTAATTAAGGCGCTTGATAAGCATTATGGCGTCTTAATGCACGCAGCAAAAGAGTTAGGGGTCCATAGGGAGACCCTTTCAACTTGGTGCAACGAAGACCCGGAATTAGGAGATGCTTTGGAAAAAGCGAGAGAAAGGATGATTGATGTGGCGGAAAGCAGTTTGATACAAAACGTCAAAAAAGGCAAGGAAGTTTCCACTTTGTTTTTATTGAAAACAAGAGGCAGGCAACGGGGCTATATAGAAAAGACAGATGTGTCTTTGGACGGCGACATATCAATAAAAATAGTTAGAGAGCCAGCAAATGGCCAAAAAGAAGACAATAGAGATTAGGATTAGCTATGTGCCTTGTTTAGAGCGCATGCTTTTCCAGGACAAGGCCAGAAGAAAGGTAATAACTAAGGGCAGGAGACTTGGGCTTACTCGGTCTCTTGCCCAGTTCTTTATTGAGGAAATGCTTGCCAGGCCTGGAATCAAGGTTATGTGGGGCGATACAGTCGCGGGTAATATAAGAAGGTATATTGAGCGATATTGGATGCCCATCTTACAGCAATTGCCAAAGCAGATATGGGAATGGAGAAAACAAGATAACATAGTTATTATTAATAAAAGTATATGCGATTTTAGATCGGCTGACAGGCCTGAAAACTGGGAAGGATTTGGCTATCATTATATTTTTTTAAACGAGGCGGGCATTATTTTAGAAGACAGGTATTTATGGGAAAATGCAGTTCGCCCAATGCTTATGGATTTTCCCGACAGTGTGGCGATTATAGGAGGAACTCCAAAGGGAAAGAACTTGTTTTACGAGCTCTGGGAAGATGCCAGGCAAGACACAACGGGGAAGAAAAAAGCCTACCAATTCAGTACTTACGAGAATCCTTTCCTCTCCAAGCAGGAAATAGATGATATGGCAAGAGACCTGCCAGAAAATATAGTCCGCCAAGAGATTTACGGGGAGTTTTTAGATATATCCGAGAACTATTTGTTTCCTTATTCCATGGTCTATAACGCCATGCACATGGAAGAAAGTGCGGATGAATTAGGTGTGGAGATTTGGGGCCTAGATGTGGCCAGAGGCGGAGACGATATGACAGTTCTAGCCAAAAGAAGAGGTCTGCATGTATATGAGCTCCAAAAAAGACACGGCCTAGACAGTATGGAAGTTGTTGGCTGGGTAGTGCAGGAATATAGGCAATCCAAGGTCCGCCCAAGTCAAATTTTTGTGGACACTATCGGGGTAGGTGCAGGTGTTTATGATCGCCTTAAGCAGCTATCTTTTCCTGTTTTTCCCGCAATGGTTAGCCAGAAGGCCAGTAGAGCCGAACTAAAGAACATGCGGGCCGAGATGTACTGGAATCTTAAGGAAAAGCTCCAACTGGGGCTTAAGCTCCCAAACGATAGAGATTTGCTTATGGAGCTTACCAATATTCAGTATCTTTTTGATAGCGCTGGCAGGCTATACTTGGAACCAAAAGACAAGATTAAACAGAGGCTGGGAAGGTCTCCAGATTGCGCAGATGCAGTAGCTTTGTCTTGCTATATGGATGTTTTCCAGGAAGCAAAGTTTGGAGAAGGTGGCCATTTTGTGGATAACTTAGAAATGCCAACTGCCCAGGCGGGCTACTAGAGGGGTTTTAGATGCAAGAAAAGAAGAAGTTAGAGAAGGAAGAGATTCTAAAAATAATTAAGGCGGATATAGATACGGCAAGCGAGTATTACGAAACCTACATCAAGCCAGCAGTAGAAGAGAACTTCCAACTTTACAAAGGGGACCAGGAATATTACGAAACCTTAATGCCGCAAATTAGCAAGCGTTCTAAATTTGTTAGTACGGATATAGCCGACGCAGTGGAAGCAATGCTGGCGCAGCTAATGAAGATTTTTTTTGGAAATGATGAAGTTGTTAGTATAGAGGGTAGAACCGCAGAAGATTTGGAAGCGGCAGAGGTGTTAAAGCAGTTATGCAACTACCAGGTGGAGCGCTTAAACGATGGTTTTATGACCTTTTATCGCTGGTTTAAAGATGCTCTCGTTAAAGATTATGGGGTCTTAAAGGTAACCTGGGAAAGACAATACGAATACGATAAGTTCGAAGAGGTTATCAGTATAGACGAGCTAGAGGCCTTAAGGGTAAATCCAGATGTGGAGATAACAGAGGTAAAACACCTGGGTGCCCAACCAGACGCAAATGGTCTTTTATTGGAGATATATCGTGTCAAATATAAAGCTAAAAGGGTGGTTAAAAACCAGCCTAGATTCGAAGTCGTGCCCTATTACGAGTTTCTCTTTGATCCAAACGCAAAAGACCAAAGCCAATTAAGGTATGCAATCCACAGAAAGCTTGTAACAGCTGATTATTTACGCAAAAAACAGGATGAAGGAGTTTATAAGAATGTAGAAAAGGCGATTGCTCAAGGTGGGGCGGTAGATATTGCTTTCATGGAAAATATAGAAAATTACAGGAAGTTTGCAGATGACACAAGCGAAGATGATGCAAGGAAATATCTTACCTTATATGAGTATTGGGGCAAGATTGATGTAGACGGAGATGGTAGGCTTGAGGATGTGGTATGCACTGTTGTAGGGGATGTTATACTGTCTTTACAAGAAAACACTTTGGGGAATATACCTTTTGCTATTTTGTCACCTATAATTGAAAATGACAGCCCAATAGGCAAGGGTTTTGCTTCAATGCTCGCACAGTTGCAGAATTTAAAGACAATGCTAATTAAAGAGCTGGCCTATAACATTGCACTGGCGAATGATGGGCGAATGTTTGTCAATCAAGATTTTGTGAATATCAATGATTTATTGAGCGGTGCTAAATACATTAGAACAAAGGGTAATATCCCACTAAATCAAATAGTAATGCTTGTCCCTTTTGGCAATATTCATGGGGCAACTTTTAATGCATTAGAGTATATAGACACAATAAAAGAGAGCAGGGCAGGTATAACAAGGTATAATCAAGGCTTAGATGCAAGGTCTTTAAATAAAACTGCCACTGGCATTAACCTTATAATGCAAGCTGCCAACCAAAGAATGGAGCTTATAGCTCGTATTTTTGCAGAGACGGGGATAAAGAGGTTTTACAGGTTATTGCTTAGCTATAATTTACGTTTTATAGATCAAGAGCAAGTTATTAGGCTAATCAATAAACCACTACAAATTACAGAGGATTTTGAGGGTAAGTTTGATTATAGAGTCAATGCTGGTGTTGGAGTAGCTCAGAAGCAAGAAACAGTGCAAATACTTATGCAACTACTAAACTTACAGTTAAACGCCTTGGCTCCAATAGGCCTGGCTAAGCCAGAGAATATCTATAATACCATGGCCAAGCTATTAGAGCTTGTGGGAATAAAGAATGTAAACGACTTTGTCGCGGATATAAAAAAGATACAACAACAAGGAGGTGGCGTAAATGCCCAACCAGCTATCAGCGCAGGAGCGCCAGGAGATACTACGGGACCTGGCGGAACAGCAAATCAAGGGGCAATTGAGCAAAGAACTCCTACAGTGCCTGGAGGGCCTACTGGAGGAATGCAAGAGGCAGATTTACAACAGTTGGCGGCAATGCTCCAAGGTGGAGGAGTGGGCGGAGCTTAAAGCGGAACTAAAGGCCCTAGAGCGTTTCGAATATGCGCTAACTTCTACCATTAACTCTGGGCTGGTTGCCCAGGAATATACAAAAGAACTAGAACAACAGGAGGAATAAAACATGGCAGAAAAAAAAAGGACTGTGCAAGACGCACAGCAACCTGAGGAAAAGCCAGAATTTGCTTTAACAGAAACTGGGGAGCTTGTTATTAACGAGCCAAACGAGCCAACGGGCGAGGTGATAGCCGCCCCTGGAGAGCCTGCAGAGGGGGAAGCACCTGCGCAAACAGAAGAACAGAAAGAAGAGGTTGCAAAACCTTCTGCAGGTCAAGAAGAAGAGTCGGGAGAGGCACAAAAGAAAGAGCCTGATGGCCCTGTAGATGCGGAGAAACAAGAGACCCAGGGTCAAGAACCAAAAGAAGACCAAAAAGATGTGGTTCAACCCGAGGGTAAATATTATACCAAAGAAGAAATCCAAAAAATCGGAATAGACAAGCTAGACCCAAAGAAAATACCAGAAGAACTGGTACCTTTTTACAAGTCCATGCAAGCTGATTATACCAGGAAAACACAGAAGCTTGCAGAGGAAAGAAGGAAGTTAGAAGAAGCTAAAAAAGAGATAGAAAGGCAGGCTAAAATAATAGAAATACAGGCCCAGACTAACTTGCCAGCAGATGTTATTAGGTCCTTGCTGGAAGAGTCTAAATTTGAAATAAGAGATGTGGTCGGAGAAAACTTTGATGAATTCGACCCAGACGTGCAGGCCTTGGTTCAAACTAGAATGGCGGAAAAGGTTTTTGCTTATAAGCAGAAACAAATCGCACAGCAAAAGCTGCAAGCGGCGGAAGAGTATTTAAAGCAAACGGACCCTTTATTTGCAGAAACCGAGCAGGTATTTAAACACATCCTGCAAAACGAACTGCCATTAAAGGCGATAGAGGAACTTAAGGCTGCACAGGAAATTGGGGACCCTGGACCTTTTTTGCAGGTTTATAATCTTGCAAGGGAAAGGGTTTTGTTGGCTAAGGAGCAACAACAGGTGGGGTCTGAACAGCAGAAAATAGAGGCTAGCTCTAAGGCTATAAACCAGAGCACCCAAAAAGAGCCTCCAAGCGCAGAGTCTGCTGGTGGAGAGGACCCAAACAAGGTACAAACAAAAAAAATAACACCCAAAGACCTGGCTGGCAGGTCTGCGGAAGAACAAGCAAACCTTCTAATTCAAATGGGATTAGTTTAGGATAAAAGGAGGAGAAAATGGCACACTTAACAACTTATGCAGCCGTAGGAAATAGGGAAGACCTTTCTGATGTTATTACTAACATTGCAGTTACTGAAACCCCTCTCTTTTCTATGTTTAAAAAAGAAAAGGCCACAGGAACTCATCACGAATGGCTAGAGGACGACTTAAGAGCTCCCAAGGACAACGCCTTGGCGGAAGGTGCAGACTATACAGTGGAAGCACCTGCTGCTAGGACAAGGAAGGGTAATTACACCCAGATTTTCACCCAGGCTTATGGAGTTACTAAAACCCAGGAAGCGGTTTTAAAGGCTGGGGTGAAGTCTGAAATTGCCTACCAGATGGCCAAAGCGATGAAGGAGCTCGCCAGGGATGTGGAATATGCTTACATAAACAACGCTGCTGCGGTTGCTGGTGACGCTGCTACAGCTAGAAAACTTGGCGGTATTCCTGCACACGTTACTACCAATGTGATTGACAATGGCGGAGTGAATAGAGATTTAACCGAAACCATTTTTAACGATGCCATCCAGGCTGCTTGGGATGCTGGCGGCGAACCTAACGTGGCAGTGGTTTGCGGTAAACACAAACGGATTATTAGCGGTTTTACTGCTGGGTTAACTAAAAATGTGGACGCCAAAGATAAGCGTTTGGTGGCCGCTATTGATGTCTACGAATCTGACTTTGGCTTAATTCGTGTGGTTGCCGATAGGTTTATGGTTACCGATAAGGTATTTATTTTAACCAAGGAACACTGGAAGACAGCCTACCTTAGACCCTTTAAGCAAGAAGATGTTCCTTCTGCTGGGTCTAGGCAGGAAAAGGTTATCGAGGGTGAGCTTACCCTTGTAGCTAGGGCAGAGAAGGCAAACGCCGTGCTTGCAGACTTAAATTAAACTAGTGGGGGCTTTTATGCCCCCATATTTTTTTATTTGCGAGGGTGTTATGGAAAGGCTGACCATAGATGAAAAAAAAGACAAAGTAGAGCTTGTTGTTGTTAGCAAGCTGGACCCATACCTAGAGAAGAACTACCAAGAGAAGAAACTAGACAATAGGGGGTACTCTAGCAAGAAAACCTTAAGAAAAATAGGAAGCATTCCCGTAGAAAAGTTGATTGCTATGGGGCCTAAGGGCCTAGAGCTTTTATATAACGACAGAAAGCTAAGAAGGTTTTTAAAGAGACATCCAGAGTTTGCGACTGTTGATAAAATTTAGGGGGGCGGTATGAAAAGGGCAGAAGTTTTGCAGGTATTAAAAGATGCTGGGGTAGATAAAATAGACGGCAAGCCTATACACCAATGTAAAAATGCTGAATTGCTAGCAGAACTTAAAAGAATTACGGATCAACAAGAAATTGCAAAGGCGAAACAGTATAAGATTAGAAAAGCAAAAGTATTCATGAGAAAACCAAAACCTGATTCGGTTAGATATATATATGGCATTGATGTATGGAACAAAGACGTGTTTGAAGTGCCAAGAGGTAGGGTCAAATGGCTACAAGAGTTTGGTTATGAAGTAGTAGAGGAGCAATAAGATGACAGTTAATGAGATTGTATCAAAGATTCAAAGTTTAGCACACGATAAGTTTATGCCAAGAGAGCATATATATGATTTTATCAGTATGGCCCTGCAAGATATAGAGGCAAGAGGTGATTACAATTGGCAGCTATATCAAGAGACGGTTACTGTTACAGCTGGCTCAACTAATTTAACTTTGACCAAAACCCCAGTTAAAAGGGTTATTAGCACAGATCCAGAGGTGGATTTTTCTTTGGTTGGTGGGGTTGTTAAATTAAAAACAGCTCCAACAAAAGATACTAATATAACAGTTACATATACGTTTAAACACCCTAATTTTGATGGGGCAGATATAAATAAGATTATTCCAGATGATTGGTTGTATATTTTAGGTGGAACTTTTTATGCACTTCTTCACAATCAAGACCCAGCTGCACCTGTTTATCAGCAAAAATTTTATGAAAAGCTAAACAACCATTATGAAGAGAATATGTTTGTAGTTCCTTATGATCCCATTGTTGAAGAGATAGGGAGCGTTTAATGGCTAAAAGCAATTTAGTTAAAGAGCAGGTTATTGATATAAGGTCGTTTAAATCTGTTAACACTTATTTTCGACCATATAATATTTCTAAAGATCATCTTGCTTTTGCGCTAAATATAGACTTTACTGAAGACGGTAAAATAGTGCAAAGGCCAGGTACAAGGGTGGTTAAAAAATTTGATTATAAGCCAAACAC